CTTTCCCATGAAGAACAACAAGAACACGCATAGTTACTTATGAGCATTCCCGCCACTTCTTCTGCCCACTTATGCTCTACCCACCTTCCCTGCATCCTCTGGGGCTGCGCGGCGGGAAGTGCCTTGATAACCGCTACGGATATGAGCCTGTCTTCTGCGGCAACATAAGACGTTCTCAAAAGCGCATCAATAGCCTCCTGTCTGTCAATCAGATCGCTCATTGGTTTTCCTATCCGCTCGACTGCAATAATCATCTGCCTTCATTGTCATATCGCAATAGGCACAGCTAATTTCATCCTCTGGATAGTCGTCCATGTTTTGACTTTCCCATATTTCACTGAACATCCAGTCATAAGGAATCCAGTGCTTACAGTCTTTGCAGTGAACGATTTCGGGCTGTGCGGCGGGCAGTTTCTTAATAGCTTCCCATGCACGGTGTATGCCTATCAATACGCCTTTCGCTGATGCTCTGCCCTGTAACTCTGCCATCGCATCAATCGCTTCCTGTCTGCTTATCAAGTCCATAACGCACCTTTTACCTTTCGTCTGATTTCCTTGCATACTCGCATAAGGCTATCTTCATAAGGCTCACGCACATGGTTCCTATCCACTTCCTCGCAGACCTTTTCTTCTCTGCCCATAGCCGCAAGGAAAATTCTCTGCTCCTTGTCTGTCAATGGTTCTGGCTGTGCAGAAGGCTGATTCCTTACCGCTTCTTCACACAGAAGCATGCCATTCATAATAATGCTTTGTCTGTGCAAATCATCCATCATTAGCGCATCCTGTCGTATCTTTTCGATATGTTTCAGTATTGCATTCCTACTGATTAAGTCACCCATATGTTGGCAACCTCCTTCCGCACATCGGGCAAAATAAAATATCGCATTCTCGGTATTCACCTTTGAAGCCGACACGAAGCTTCATGGTTCTCCCCCGTCTTACAAGCCATGCATGCGAGTTCTTCTCGATCGGTTTGACATATCCTTCGATATCTTCGTGGCAATATTCACAATCTGTTTGTGTTTGCTCTGGCTGTGCGTCTGGCTGTTCATCTATCAGTTCTTCAAGCGTCTTCCCATCTCCGACTATGTTTGACACCACAATCGATTTTTTCAGTTCGATAGGATCAATCAGTCGTCTCATCCCGTTCACCTCCGTCCGCTCCCTTTGTTCTTCTAAAAGCCGCCGCGATAATTCCTTTTTCTGCAAGCATGGGATAGAACTTGCAGACATGTTCGTAGTACTCGTCAGACACTTCATCAAATTTCCCGCTGATGATTTTCTCGAAATCGCTTTTCCACTGCTCCGGGACATTGAACAAATAGGTAGCATAGGTGCTATCGAAACCATCGTCATATGTGGATGCAAAATTAGGGTCGTCATAAAGCTTTTCTTCCCCATACCCGCAGTTGCGATTCCAACCGCCGACCCTCGTATAAATGGCGATCTTGCCGTCCTCCACAAAGCAATCCCGGAATCTGGGATATTCTTCTTGCTTCCTTCCAAGCATCGGCATGATATACAGGCATGCAGGATTAAAGCCATTCAGTGCATTATATAAACTCATTTCGTTCCCCCTCCGTTCTCCATCTTCGCCCCGCAGTTGGGGCAGTAGTTTGTATTGTCAGACCTCGCACCACATTCAGAACATTCGTAGCGTTCCCAAAACGGAGCGACAATATTGCCATTGCGATCTATCCACCTCCCCGGCATCCTCTGTGCCTCTGCCTTGCCTCTCTCATATGCGGCTCTCCACAGCTTGTCACTATATTCGGACAGGTCCGGCTGTGTGGAGGGCAAGTGTTCCACATATTCGCTCCACTTGCCGTATTGATACCCCTCACCGTCCATGACCTCGTTCTCGATATCGTCAAGCATGGCAAGGACGGCTTGCCTGTCGATAGTGTCTCCTCTCTCCAGCACCACTGTTGGTCGGCTGTTCAAGAACATCGCCACATCGAACTTGGTGATCGTTGGATTCTGGAACTGTGGCGCGTCATTGATTGCTTCCAGGGCAGCATCTTTGTCAATGCACCTCACCAAACGCCTCCTTAATCCTCTCGTTCGTTCTTCGGAGCGTCCCCTTCATTGTTGCGATGGCCTCTGGCAGATCCATGTCCCTGTCACCCAGTGCTTCGGCGACCTCCATGTCTGCGATCTTCTGCACTGCCCCCGCCAAACTGGTGTAGTAGAACAGAGGCGTGATGGACTGATATGTCTCGTTCGTCTCCTTGTTCCGTGCCAGCCTCACTCTCTGCACAACGTAGTTGACGATGCCGTTCTTGCTGTTGTCTACGCTGACTGCATAGTTATTCGTTACTCTTATCATTCAGATCCTCCGTCAGTCTGGACATTCTCTCTGCCCACATGTTCATCGTCTCATACTTTATTTCGTGTTCCCTGTAGCACCACCAGTATCCGCAGCCGAAGCCGATGAAGATGCCGATGAAGATGCAGATAATGTTGATCATTCGCCCTCCTCTGGAAAGTGCCTCTTCGTTACTGCTATACAAAACTCCTCAACCTCCGATGCCCAGATGGGCGTTGCACCGGTATGCTGAAATGCCAGGGCAAATCCCCCAATGCCGTCAAAGAGCGAACCCATTGTGATGTCACGGTCGTACTGTGCCGCTATCCTTCTTGCCAGTACCTTCCAGTACGGCAGAGCAATAGAGTTGCCAAGTGCCTTGTATCTGTTTGAATCTGTGGTCTTCCTCTTCTTACCCTGTGTATCGATGTAGTCTCCGATGTCCGTCCAGTTGTCCGGGAATCCCTGGAGCCTTTCGCACTCTTTCGGCGTGAGTCTCCTCACTACCATCATGCCATCACCTCCTTTCTCTTCACTTATCTGCTGCCCCCCCCCTCAAAATTATTTGCTGGTCGTGCATACAGTTCAGCGCACCCACATTGTCCTGCAAGTGGATCTGATGCAATTGTCCGTTTCCTACTCCGTAATCCATCTGTCACCAACATCCCGTTGTAAGCATCCTGTCCGCAGTAGCTGCCCGGATGACTGTTCGCCATCAGTGGGCCTGTTATCTTCTGATACGACAACTACCATCACTCCTTTGTAGTCTCTGCTGTTTAATGTGTACGCCACCCCACCCCCTCAGTAATCTTTGGAGTGGGATGATCCGCTATTATCCATGTCATCCTCTTCCTCCAGAACGACTATTGGGGGATGCTTTTCTGCATTCGTTGCGAGTAATGTCGGCACGGTTTCACGGCTCCATCTCATCACCGCCCCCCTGGTCATTCAGAATTATCAGTAGTCTCATATATCACCACGCACGGCAGATGATGAGGGTCTGCTCTCTGGCAGCACAGGGTCATCGTTCTGTCTCCTGTCAGCTGATGGTTGTACGCATCGAATGACAAGCACTTCCGACCCCCCCCATACGATCCGCTCTTATTCCTAAGAGTCACCGATACATCGTCCTCTCTCCAGTCGAAGTACCTCTTTTCCGTCACTGTCTTCATCGGTCACCACTATCGTTGTGTAGTCCGTAATCCTGTTCTGGTGGTCTCCGGTGAGGGTGGCTGCCGTACCACCCCCCCCATTCCCACGGGCATCATATGCCACCGCATGAACTTCAGTACTGTTCAGCGTGTACATTATTCCCCCCCCTATGGAGTATCCGTCTCCCCTGTGGGAAGGTCGGTATCCGTTTCCCTCAAGGCAAATAATGTCTGGTCTTGCGACACTCCCAGAGTTGCTGACTTCTCCCATTGAATCAGTGCGCCCTTTCCTGCGCGTTTACCTAATGAGTCGATCTCGCGCCCCCCCCCGAATTTTCAGAGTTGCTGCTCCAATGCTTCCCTCAGAATTTCGGGGAGTTGCTTGCCCCGCTTCTCCGCTCTCCTCAGAATCCCCTCGCATGCTCTCTTGCTGAGTCTGTACTTCTCGTCTGCCTCCGGCTCCAGGATGTCCGACAGCTTCGTTGTCATGTCCTCCATCGGTTTCTCCCCGCAGTTGAGGGTTAAATATAATGGTCGGCGCGGTGTACCCATTGAAGTCTGCAACCAGAGCCAGCCGCTTTCTGCGCTGAGGAACGCCCCAGTACTGAGCATCGTGGACAGTGTAGGCGATTGACCAACCGTCTCCCATGATGCATCCGCTGTGCGACCACTTCGCAGGTCGAGGAATAACGGCATCTGGCTGGACGATCCTCGCGGTTTCTTCAAGGACGATTCGGAAGTCCTCGCCCTTCGGGGTTCCCGATGACAGGAGTCCTGGCACGTTTTCGAAGACCATATAGCGGGGTCTAAGTCGAAGATGTCCATCTGGTTCTCGCAACTGTAATTCTCTATCATGCTCCCTCATCTCCTTGATAATCCTTATCTGCTCAAGGAACAGAACAGAACGTTCGCCTCCCAAGAGTCCGGCTCTGGATCCCGCAACAGACAAGTCCTGGCACGGTGACCCTCCGGTTATGACATCCACTATAGGGAGGTCTGCTCCGTTTAACTTAGTTATGTCTCCGTAATGCTTCATCGCTCTCCTTATGTGCCTCTTACCGCCTTGCGTATTCTCTCCCATCTGGTCTCGCCAACTCCTTCCGGGAGCAATCGCCCGTTTTTGACAAGGTCTTCAGCATCTCTGAGTGTGAACACCCCCTCTCGTTCAAGAAGGACGCATGTTCTTTCGTCCAATGAATCGCGTATGCTCTTCCCTTGTGGAGGGCATATAATCCTTGCGGCCCATTTTCTGTGCGTTTCTTCCCCAAATAGCAGCTTGTTCAATCGCCATGACGAACTGCAAACCAGATCCTGTATTCCATCTGTTAAGAACCATTCGCTCTGTACGCCATTTATCTTGACTTGTCTGCTGTTTGCGAACGCCTCATGCAGCTTCCCCTCCGTCCACTTGTCCGTGTCGTTGTTGCGTGTCTGTATGAGCATCTGCACCGTGATGGTTCTCGGATTGCCAATCTGTAGCGTCCCTACTCGTTTACGCCAGTCCTTGGCGTACCCAATCTTGGAATATCCAGAGCCATCAGTTACCACGTACACCACCTATACCTCCTTTGCTGTAGGACTCCCGCAACGGGATTCGAACCCGTGCCTCCCTAGAGTGTGCGTCCGACTTACACCATACGGGAGCCTGTTACACCATGCGTCCACAGTGTCATCGGTACATTCCTGCCACATCGCCCTCCGCAGGATCGGAGTTATCAAGCGATATGATGTACCTAGAAGGGCGGCGGGACTCGAACCCGCAACACAAGTAGGTGGCGAACCCCTTGTTCGTAACGCCAAAGCTTTGCCAGTTAAGCTACGCCCCTCATAAGCGAGGCTCAGACATACCTCGCTGTCGGTGTACTTAGGCGGCATCCGACCCCGCCGTTAGCGATAGTATGTAATTCCCCGGAAGCGGGAGATTACCTCAGTCATCGAAGTAGACCTTGAACGAATCCATGCACTCCTCGCAGTAGTACTGACCGCCCACATAGTATGCGGATTCATCTGTGATGTGTTCTCCACAGCATGCACATTCCGGTCTGCTCTGTTCCCATGCGTAGTGCTTCATGTCATCCAGTGTCCATTCCTCTACCATACTTCCATCCCCTCTTCCTCTCCCCGTTCTTGGGCAGTCAGTGAAGACATGACATCTATCCCCGTTACCTCAAGGCACTGCTGGATGATATCCTCCTCTTCCTGCCAGTACCTCTGGGTGTCTCTCAAGGCATACACGATGTCCTCATACTCCACACCGAATCTGGTGTGCAAGGTCATCACGAATCCTGCATAGACCTTGGGGACAATCTCATCGACCGCCCTGGAGAACAGCATCGCTCTCCTAATCTGATCCGGTTTATTTGTCATCCCACGGATGAGTTTTTTTCTTGCGGTCACTGTACCACTCCTCATACGGATAGGCTTTGCCCTTGGTTGTCAGTCTCTCCGGTTTGCAGAACGGACAGAACGCCAGTGCCTCTGTGAGGATCTCGCACCGTCCGTCATGTCTGGCGAAACAAGGCCGTTTGTCTCTGCACGTAGGATTATTCAAACGGCAGTTCCTCCTCTGCACCACTGGACTCAGCCATGTTCAAGAACCCGTCAATGGAATCCTGTCTCCCTCCGTCCTTCTGTCTGGATTCGCAGAACTCCTGCCTGTCCACCACAACATCCGTGGTGTAGACCTTCCCGTTCTTGCCGTCATAGGATCCGGTCTGGATGTGTCCCTCCAGGGCGATCTTCATGCCCTTCTTGAGGTACTTCTCTGCGAACTCAGCGTTCTTGCCAAACGCCACGCAAGAGATGAAGTCGGTTCCCTCCTTGAAGCGGTCAACTGCCAGACTGTACTTGGCAATCGCCATGTTCCCCTGTGTGTATCGCACCTCCACCTCTCTGGAAATGCGACCGATCAGTGTAACGTGATTCATGTATCCTCCTCGATGTAGTTGCGACCGTACCGCCGCATGAAGTCTTCTCTGCTGTGCGTGGATTCGTATGCCATCTGCCCTTCCTGCTGAATCCAACGGTTCATCCGAATGTCGTTGTGTACGCACCAATTTCCCATGTTGTGGTGCTGCGGACACAGGTAGATGTAAAGCCCGTCCTCCTCGCTCAGTCTCCGGTTCGCACCGCCGAAGATGTGGTGCTTGTGGGTCTGGCATATACGACCACACACGAAGCATTGCCCCTTCTTGGTGTCAAGAATCGAGTCCATCCAGTCTCCTCCGAAGCTTGTTCAGCATCCCCATCGTGAACTCCTTGGACAGCTTGCCATTCTCCTCCGTCCTTGTGTCTGGGATCTGAGGCACTGGCGCAGGGGGCTGGAACATCTGCTCGTACCTCAACTGCGGTGGAAGGGCAGCCTGTCTCCTCTCGGCATTCCGAATACGTTCATACTCCTTGATGAACAGCGGACGCTGTACACTCTGAAGGGCAGATGTATCCGTGCGCGACCACGCTCTCAGTGTCCCAGGGCCTCCAACGACCTTCTGTACGATGGCAGGGAGTTTGGCAAACTCAGCATTCGGGTCTGCTCTGGAGAGTGATTTCATCACCATCTCCCATGCGTATGCCGCTCCCTCCTGTGGGCCGTCCTTGATATCGGCGGCAATGGTGCGGATGTCGGCAGGAGTAGGCGCGAACCGTGACTGCTGGCAGTAAATCTGCACCGCCTTGTTCAATGTGGGATAGTCAATGTCCTGCAACAGGGAGTACCACAGGTTCATGGCGTACTCGTCTTTCAACGTATCGGGCCATAACGTGCGGATCGCCTTGACTACCAGGGCAAAGTCTGCGACTGATGTGCCGCCCATGTATCCACCTCCTCTACCATCTGTTCACCGCCTGTCCTCGGCAGCTTCCACTCGCTCTCCCAGCCTCTCTGGTTGAAGAACGATGATCCCATCTTGATGTACTTGTCCTCGGTATGCGAAGCCTTGAGGTACGCCTTGTATCTGTTGACACCGATGAGAACATCAGCACTGGACACTCCGTCCTTCCTCGCAGACTTGTATGCGGAGTACGCTTGCTTCTTGCCATCCTTCCTTGGATACAGTTTCCAGATCTCTTCGAACTCCTCCCGAAGCTGCTTTTCGGACACTTTCGTCCCGCCTTTGAGGGACAAGATAGTATTATCTATACTATTCTTATCTATACTATTCTTACCTATACTATCCTGTGGCAGACAGGCGGCAACCGGCTGGCAACCATCTGGCAACCGTTCGGCAACCATCGTGTATGCACCGTTGTCTTTGATGCCCAGCATCTTCAGTTCTTCCTGGAATGCCGTGGGTGTATAGCGGTCTTTCCTCAGTGCGTTCGCCATTCTCCAGTGCTTGATAACGATCACTCCGTTGTCGAACTGGTAGATGTACCGCTTCTCCAGAAGTGCCTGTAAGTCCTGCACCGATGCGTGTGCCTTGAACATGGAGATGGACACTTGATTGCAGAACCCGTCATCGTCTGCGCTCATAGATAAGTGGAGGTAAAGTGCCTGTGCGGAGGAGGACAGAGACATGAAGTTGTCATCATCAGTTACCTTCTTCGTGAACATCCGTCTCTCTGCCATCTGCCCTCCCTATCGCTGCCTTATACAGCGTGATCCAGTCTTCCGTTCTCATGATGGTCAGCCAAGGTTCTCTGGACTTTTTCCAGAAGACTGTAGGAAGACCATCCTTCCTCTTCTCGGCCTCTTCGACCGCCTGTCTCATCCACTCAAGGGGTGTGGAACGTTCCACTCGCTTGCATTCCACATGTATTCCAGTGAGGTCTACCAGATCCGACTCATGGTGGAAGGTGAATCCCCTTCTCACATGCAGTCCGTGGTCGTTGAGGAAGTCTCTCAACAGCCTCTCGCCCCTCGCCCCTTTGTCTCTCTGTGATTTACCCATCATCGAATCCTCAGAGACTCACCACGTTCTCCCAGTCTGCCCCAGGTCGTGTCGCCCTCCTCGATTACCTTGCGGATCTTCTCAAGGTTCGGTGTCCGGTTGACCAGTTCCAGCGGAAGGTCTTCCACCTTGACCCACTCGTTCAGCAGGACGGGAGCCTTGCCGCCGTTCTTCTGGATGCCGAAGGTATGTGTGGCAGTCTTGATCTTGGTCTTGCCCATCGCTTTCATCGAATCAAACAGATGCTGCTTGATGTGGTCGATGTTGTTCTTCTTGGTTCTCTTGCGGTCTGTCAGTCTCTTGATCTCTGCATCGATGGTGTCCACCTCGCCGGAAATCTGAGCGATCACTGCCGCATAAGCATCTGCCTTATCTTCGATGAGGTCGTTGATGCTGTTCAGCGTGTCCTCGATGACCTGCGGATCTGTCTCATCCTCTGCCATCTCCAGAAGCTTCAAGTAGTCTCCGGTGAGTTCGAAAAGCGTATTCCCCATGCCTGCTCCATCCTCCTTATCTTGTCTATCGTCTCCCACTCAAGACCCATGTCGCGAAGTTCCTGCTGAGTGCCATCGATAAGCACTGCCATCTCCTGCGTGTTCAGAGAGTGGGATGGTCTGTATACCTGGTACACATACTCCAGTTCGTACCCTGCCCACCGTGTTGTCCTCAGTGCCAGATGCGGCTCCGGGAGGTTCTGTACGAAATCCGGTGGAGCCTTGGTCACGTAGAACACTGGCTCGCCGTCCATGTATTCTGGCTGTCCATACGATGTGATGAGCATGTTCTTGACAGCCGCGAATGTCATGGGATGCAATGCGTTCCGCAACCTATCGACCAGTACATGGAAGTATGCGTTCTGGTCTAATGACCGCTTGTCCCTGTGAGTGTTGACATTGATGTCGAGCAGCTTGTCCTTCAGTACTGACAGGTCGTTGCTCTCCATCACCTCAAACGTGAGAGTGTTCTCAGAGGAAGCTATTAACTTGCCTGTGAATTTCACTGCTGTTTCCTCTCTGCCGCTTTCTTCTCCCTAGCTTCACGGACGATCTTGAGTGCCTCTTCGTACTGCTCTCTGGACAGTTCCTCCAGGGAGGAGACCTTGTACTTCCGCTTTACATTCGTCCGGTTCGTGTCGTTGCCAAGAGTGATCCAGAGGGACTCGGCTTCCTGTTTCGTGATGCCCTGCAACCTTCCAGTCTGCTTGTAGTTGGCATCCGTGTCCGCATCCTTCACATCATCGATGCAGAACAGGCCGTTCAAGCAGTACTTTCTGGCGTAGGAAGATGCCGTGCCAGTGATCTGGGACTCATCCATGCCCTTCTTGTCCAAGGGTTCCCTTGCGTAGGCAGTGTTCTGCACGAACTCCGGTGACTCTGTATCGAACAGTGTTGCAGTTGCCTGTACATACATCCTGTCGCCGATGACTCGGATGTCATCACTGATGGTCAGTGCTGCGCCCACTTCCTTCAGCAGAGGTTTCACAGCCTCAAGGATGTCCTCGCAGGATCTGTAGCTGTACTTGCCGAATGAGTTGTAGTTGTTCTTCGGTGCTCTCAGTTTCGTCTGGATTTCAACCAGCTTCTCGTAGATGTTCATGTTCACCCCCGTGTGTAATATCCTCTTCTCTTGCGAACCAGTACCCTGTTATCCAACAGGTATCTGATTCTGGATGCGACTGAACTGGGTGACCGCCCTGGAATCATCTCAGACATCTCCTGCACCGTGTGCGTTCGGTAGTACTGGACGATGATTGCATCCTCCGCAGGTGTCCACTTCGCACCGGAGGGAGGACGGCGAGTTATCAATTTCCTCTTGGAGAGGTTCGAAAGCTTGGCGTTGACCTGCTGTCGTGTATACCCAAGCTTCTTGGATATCTCTGTCTGCGACAGGCCGTCTTTGTACATCTCTATCAACCGTTCTATGTCCCTGTCCGTCCACATCCGCTGTGTCTTCCTTCGCGTTGCTCTTCGTATCTCGGAGAGTAAGTAGCAAGCTTCGCCGATGTTGATGACATCCATCTGCCAAAGTCTCTTGATCTCGTCCTTTGTGAAGTTGATGCCGTTCTCACTCAGTGTCGCTGCCTTGTCCACTCTCCTCTGGATCCCGGCGGGAATCATTCGCCCACCCAGTCAACGGCGAAGAGAACTGTGCGAGTAACTACATATGCGATTACCAAGCAGTCGGCAACTGCGCTCAAGATATCCATTTGCTCCACCTTTCTCCGTCCCATCTGTAGGTATCTGTGATAGCTTTCTCTGACTTGAGGAAAGCGTATCCGTAGATGTCCGTCTCTTTGGAAAAGATAAAGACATCGTAGTTGTCCACCGTCAGTGAGACGAACTCAAGACCATGTTTCTCAATCGCTTCCCGTGCGATGTCGAACAGGTCGTACATCCTCTGTTCCATTCACCCACCTTTCCACCGCATCTTCGAAGATGAAGTAGCGGTATCCTGTACCCCGTCTGTTTCTCACTGCATGACCGATGGGGAGTGTCCCCCGTTGGAGCGAGTAACGGATGAAGTCGGGGCTAGTTCCCAGTCTCTTCGCTGCTTCCGTTACTGTTATCCTCATCTGTACCCCTCACCAGTTCATCCAGTGTGATGCCGAAGTAGTCGGCAATCTTGATAAGCTTGTCCACCTTCGGGACGTACACGCCGTGCTTCCACTGGGACAACGTAGCTGTGGTAAGTCCCGTGCGCTTGGCGACTTCGTAGTCGGTTACGCCTTTCGCGTCCCGTAACTGCACGTACTTTTTGTACAATCCGTTACCTCCTTTCTTGTGAAATACGCCCGATGACAGTAGCTTTGAAATCTTATATATTTAATATGTCAGTAATAAATATTTAATCTTTCTTAGCTACTTCATCGAAGCGGCTTCCCTTTCGAAGCTAATAAAATATTAGCATCGTTCCCGAAGTCTGTCAACGGTAAATAGCTTCTTTTTCGAATTTATTTTTTCGGGGGACGATATGTACGAAAAGTTTGAAAAGCTATGCCAGGAGCGAGGAGTAACCGCATACCGTGTGGCGAAAGATACGGGCATCACAACCGCCGCCATGTCGAACTGGAAGAAGGGACGATACAATTTCAAGACAGAGAAGCTGAAGAAGATCGCGGATTACTTCGGCGTGGGCATAGATTATTTCTACGATGATGACAATGGTGTCCAGACTTCTGGACAGGAAGATGGGTACTATGTATATGGCGAGACAGCCAAGGTAGCCCAAGAGATATTCGAAAATAAAGACATGAGGATACTGTTCAGTGCGGCAAAAGACTCAAGACCAGAAGACTTACGAATGGCAGCAGACATGCTCATGCGGTTCAAACAGACCAATCCAGATGGATGACATCTATGTGTATGTCGTTGACATGCAAATAGACGAGGCTGTAGCCCCCTGTGGGGCGTTTGGATACACCGTGTATATAAATGCCCACCTATCGCAGGAACAGCGCTCACAGGCGCTTCTACACGCTCTACAGCATATCGCCAGAAATGACTTTGAAAAGGACAGTGTGCAGGAGATAGAAAAAGAATGCCGAAGAGAAAGAAGCACCCCGTCCTGCCTAACGGATGGGGTACGATCAGATACTTAGGGAAGGGAAGGTCACGCCCATATGCCGTCCATCCTCCATGCACAGAGAGATATGAGAACGGGTATTATAAAAGGCCTCCTGTTCTCTGTTATGTGAAGGACTGGTACACTGGGTTTGCTGTACTCAACGCCTATAGGGCAGGGACATATAAGCCAGGGGACGAGTTGTCATATCCAACCAGAACCATGTCCGACCGTGATATGGACGAGTTCTGCGAGAGGATCATCAGAGACAGATCACTCACCGCACATCTGGATGACCTCATCAAAGAGAAGACATTCGCTGATGTGTACAAAGAGTGGCATGAATGGAAGTTCGGCGAGAACGCGCCGAAGAAGCTTACGAAGAGTGTGGCGAAACAGGCGAGGGCATCGTACTCACACCTGTCTGCTCTCCACAACAGGGCATTCTCTTCGCTCCGTCTGCACGACCTACAGGATGCTATCAATTCCTACGAAGGTGCTTACGGAACACTACAGAAGGATGTCGTTCTGCTGAAGCAGATATACAGGTATGCCTACACTCACGAGATTATAGACCGTGACTACTCCGTGGGGCTTATTACTCCGCAGCGGAGGGCAGAGCAGCATGGGCAGCCATTCACGGAAGAAGGCCTTCAGCAACTGTGGAAGATGACAGCGGATCCGTGTGCCGAATTGATTCTCATCCTCTGCTATTCCGGTTGGAGGATAGGCGAGTACCAGAACCTGGAGGTCAACCTGGAAGAGAAATGGATGAAGGGCGGGTCGAAGACAGAGGCCGGGAAGAACCGTGTCGTGCCTATCCATTCAGCTATCCTTCCGCTTCTGCGGCATCGCATGGAAGTGAAAAAACTGATGTACATATCAGAGTCCAGGCTTCGCAGGAAGATGACTGAGTTCACCGACAAGCACGGAATGGAACATCATTCTCCACATGACTGTAGACATACGTTCTCCATGCTATGTGAGAAGTACGGAGTGCGAGAGGCAGACAGAAAAAGGATGCTGGGGCATGCCGTTGGTGACATCACGAACGATACATATGGTCACCGCACCGTGGAGGATCTGCGAACTGAAATAGAAAAGATAGTGTGTCCAGTTGTGTCCAGTAGACCGTGATTCTTCTATGTGCCAATATGTAAACAAGAGCCAGGAACCCAGAGTTTATCTGGATTCTTGGCCCTTTTGCTACAGATAGTCTACTCCGATTACGACTCCGACTACGACTCAGACTACGAATAGGAATGTACAGAGAATGTGTCTATTTCTCTATATTTTCAAATCCGTTTGTGTCCACCTTGTGTCCAGTGGCATTATGCGGTATAATACTTACGAACAAACTCTCGCTGTTCACACACCTCCGTTGAGCGTCAGCTATCCCCCGGCTGGCGCTCTTCATTTTATACCACAAACCGCGAATGATTGTATGCCACGCCGCTCTCATCGGTCTTCGCATAGATCATCGTAGTGTCCAGACTGCTATGTCCCAGCATACTCTGGATCTGGTCAACAGGCATTCCTCTCCGCAGCGCAGTCGTGGCGGTGGTATGTCTCACAAGATGGGGGAACAGTCTGCGGTCGATACCCGCTCTCTCTCCCAGCTTCCGCATCCTCGCTTCGATGCCCGTCTTCTTAATCCTGTCATGGGGCGCTCTCAGTGATACGAACAAGGCTTCGTTGTCATCGTCCCTGGAATCCAGATATCTCTTCAAGAAAACCTTTGCCTCTGCGTTGAGGAAGGATACCCTCTGCTTGTTGCCCTTGCCGTACAGGATCACCCTCCCGTTCACCCAGTCTACATCTTCTCTGTTCAGCTTCAGCAGTTCACTCACTCTGCATCCGGTCGAGAACAGGACGGCGAACATGGCCTTGTCCCGGTCGTCAGTCAGTGAATCGCGGATGACGCACATCTCTTCCCCGGTCAGCGGCTTGCGCACCTTTTTCTCACACTTGATGGGACTGATGGGTGAGGAGGGGTTCTTCTCCACGTATCCTTCCTTCATCGCCCATTCGAAGAAAGCATGGATGATGATCCGTCTGTGGTTCAGTGTGGCGTTGCTTACATGGGTCTGGAGATTGTACAGATACAGTCTGATGTCGTTCGTGGTGATCCGGGGCAGAGGCTTGTTCACCTCTCCGAAGAACTTCTTCAGTGCGAAGTCATACATCGTCAGCGTCCCGTCCGACCGTCCCTCAATCTTCAGACAGACCATGTAGGCCTGGTAGCATGGCGGCAGCATCAGCCCAGTGTACGGCACGACATCTTCCTGCCTCTTCTGGATGTCGTAGCCCATGCCTACCATCTCCATCACCTTGGCAATGGATGACAGCTGTCTTGTGTTGAACGTTCCCCCTAGTTTCTCCAGAACTTCAGCCGTAAATGTGTGCATAAAAAATACCTCTCCCTTTCTTGCACCACAAAGGAGAGGCATGGTATACTGTGCCTGTATCCTAGTGGTACATCCTATGGGAGTCGAATCTTGCTTTGGTCGGCGGTTCGGCTCCCGCTTTTTATGTTCTGCACACATCATAGCACAGGATTCTTGTGGTTTGTCAACATTTCCGTAACATCTAATGAATTAAATTAGACTTTATCATGTGGTCTTATATACGCCGATAACGCGGATGGTTGTTGCCGTGGCGGGTGCGCCAAGCGCCGCCGATGTGGTGATTCTCAAGCCGTTGTTTACAATTTCGGCATGAAGCAACTTGCTAACGTTGCTGTCTCCGACCTTTGCCGCCATCATGAGCGGAGCGATTGCCGCCGAACCTGCAGGGACTGGGAAGCCCGTGGCGACCGCATACGCGCCCGCTCCGAAAGAATATGTTGATACGTTGGTAAAGGTATAGTCGATATAGCAGAGGCCGTCCTTTTTGATGTAGCCACCCTCAACGAATGCGATGCGCTCGCCCGTGATAGTCGGGGCTGTCCACGTTGTGTTGTCGTACAGGAATCGTAAAGTGCTGTTTAATCCATCAAGCGCACTCTTCACGCTCTGTGCGGATCCTGCCAGTGTTGACCCCGCATAGTCCTCCACGATCTTCTTGGCAACAGCAGAGACGAGTGCTTTGTACTCTGCTGTGCCAGACATGCCCATGATGTAATCAGTGAGGGCGGGGGTAGCTGTCGAGAGTTCATTGACTTTCTGGTCTGCCATGTCTTACCTCCCCAGGGTCTCAAGAGCCTTACGCCATGTCTTCGGGCCTACCACACCATCCGGGGTCAGTCCATGAGCAGACTGCCACTTCTGGGTCTCGGGCTTTGTCTTCTTTGACCCGAATTTGCCATCAAGATCATTCCCTGTAAAGCCAAGGAATGCTTGCCACATTCTCACGAGTTTTCCTCTGCTACCGATCTTGATTGTCTTAGGCACAGGGATCACCTCCTCTTCCTTCTTCGCTTCCGCATACTTCTTCCACGCAGCCTTGTCCATGTAGGCAACATTCAGATCAAGTCTGCCGCTCCATCCGCTCAGATATCCACCAGATGTGTACTGCCAAATGGCGGGATACTGCCATGCTCCGGTCTGACCGTGGGAATAGTCCTGCTTGTAACCGCTCCTCTGGTCTACCACATACTGTGCCAGCCACAGACCGTAGTCCTTCGCCACCGATGTCCAGTCTCTGCTGTAGGTAACGGACTGACTCATGTAGATGAGAGGTCTTACTCCGGTCTTCTCATACACATGGTCAAGCCATGCCTTGCACCATGCCACATCGTTCTTGCCGAAGGAGGGATTGCTGCCGCTCTCCCAGTCCAGTACCAGCACAGCTTCTCCGACATAGTTACTAATCGAGCGGAGGAAGAAATCTGCCTCGTTTACGGCGTTTCCTCCGTTTGCGTAGTGATAGAGACCGAGGAGTTTGCCGTTGGCCTTCGCGTTCTGGTAGGCGCGGTTGCAGTCTGGGTTTACGTACCCCGTCCCTTCCGTGGCCTTCACGATGACGAAATCGGCGGGTGTTTTACTGAAGTCGATGCCTGTCTGATACGATGCGATGTCTACTCCATTGAGCATGGGTACTACCTCCTTGGTATCATCTTCCAGATCCAGATACCTTACAGCCAGCCAGTTGTTGCCGTAGCCGCTGTACTCGTCCGGGAATTTGTGGAGTGGTTTCCGCTGCTTCACGAACCTCTGTCCGAAGTCTGCCAGCCAGATACCGTCATTCCCTACCGAATACACGATTGCTACGTGCCTCCAGTTGGACTTCTTCACACTCCCACTGAAGAAGTGTACCAAGTCTCCCACCCTAAGATTGGATTTTCCTGTGATCTTCTTGCTGCCATTGGCAATCATCTTGTCATAGTCGCATGACCAGATGGGCTTCCCAAGTGCTTTGGAGAGAGTGTCCACCCCGTAGTTGCAGTTGGTGGTCACGATGGTAGGCGTGTCCAGAATCTTCTTGATGTCCCCGGAGGCGCACTTGCCTTTGCCAGATGTACGGAATGCATCTGCTGTTGCCTTGCTGCCAGAACCCTGTCCCCATCTCCAGTATGTTTTCCCGTTGTAGTAGTCGATGCCCCAAATCATCATGAGGGACATGACATACTGCACCATCTTCTGGAAGTCAGTGACGGTCTTGATCTGGGACGGTTTCTCTATCCCCAATGAGGAGACATACTTGTCGAAGCCTCCCAGCACCTTCATCCGTGCGGAGTAGTTGGAGACATTGAAGTCCTTGTTGTGCTTATCGATTATCTTCTGCGGTGTCCAGTTCGTCATAGTCGCCTCCCCAGTAGTTGTCAGTGGAAATCTTCAGCAGTGCGCCGAGGAACGCATCCACCGCCGTAATCGTTCCGACAATCTCCGCTCCATACGGCAGCCCCCAGATTTTCGCCAGTGCAAAATACAGAGTGCCGATCGCAGGAAGAACGATCTGTGCGATGTACTTGAGGATGTCATAGGTTTCATCTGAGAGTTTCATGTCGCCTCCTTATCTGAACTTGTGCTGTTCGAACAGCTTGTCGTATACCCTGTGAATATTCTCTGCCGCCTGGACTGTCCTGCCGTTCTTGAAGTTCTCGTTTCCAGGCTTGGCACACCACTTTTCGTAAGTGGAGATATCGTCTATCGTCTGCAAAAAATATTCGTGTGTATGTTCCACCCCGTTAATCAGTTCATCGTTGAACCGAAGGATGTGGGTTCGTGCGAGTATCGCGTCTCTCTCCTCCATAGTGTACCGAAGCTTCTCGACCTTCTCGCTCAAGTCTTCGATAGCTTTCATGGTCTTGTTCTTCTTGCCCATCGCATCAAGAACCTTGTCCCCTGCCCACTGGATGAATGCCAGGAGGCCACCTCCGATAAGTAATGTCAGTAAGTCCATGTGGCCTCCTTATGACACCCAAGCTTCGGGGTCGAATCTGTCGATGAGGTAGGAACCGGAAACGTACACGATGTCTCCAACTGCCAACTGATAGTACGGGAATACCAGGCACAGGTTCGTGAATGTCCTGCCGCTTATCTTCTCCACGTATGCCACGCAGTTCCTTGTGGTGGAATTATGCGTGAAGTATCCGTTCAGCGGTGTGTACGAAGTGATGGGAGCGACACGGAAGGAATTATCGTTCGTCCAGTCATCCAGTTCTGCGAAGATGTACGCCGATGCACTTGTGCCTCTGGATACGTTGGAAGTGATCTTGAGGCTCAGTGTCACCACCTTTCCCTGTACTATCATGTTCCCTTCGACAGTGCATCTGCCGTCATATCCAACAAGCTGGGTATCAAGCTGTCTCGCCCAAGGGATGTAGTACTTCCAAGGTGCGACATAGCTTTCGTCCGGTGCGTAATGGAACTTGCGTACCATCTCGCCGTTCTCCATCACCGGGTAGAAGTTCTCCTCATACATGAAGGAGGACAGGACGGACGAGTTGTTGCCCGCTTTCATGAGGACTCTGTTTCTGTCCGGTAACTTGGTAGCGTCAGACAGGTTCTCGCTCTCACCGAGGACGATGATGTCCGGGGTGTATATTCCCTTGGGCGTGTAGGTGACAGCACTGGCAGTACCAGTTGTCTTCTCGCCGCCCTTGCCAGTGACATTGTCGCCTCGCAGTTCCAGTCCCGCATAGGCATATGGTTCCGGGTTGTCATCGGAGTACCATGCGTCATTGGGATCGGTAGACCGTGCAGCAACACCGAAGGTGACATACTCTGTGGCCTTGTTGTCGTGCGTACCCGTGACATCGTACACACCCCTCTCAATGTGGATGTGTGTGTTGATAGTCCACGTTCCAGTCGTGCCGTCCGTCTTGTAGTAGGTGACTTCCTTGTCTCCTGTGAGGTCGATCTCGATACCACTCAATGTCCCTGTCGAAACCTTGGCTGCATCTATGTAGGCGAAGACACCAGATGTGTAGTCGGCATCTACCCACGCACTGCCGTTGTATCTCTTGACATCCACGACACGGTTGGCATCATCGCCAGTGCCGAAGACGAACCATGTGTCGCCAGATGCCATGCCTGTAGGCTGGTTGGTCTGGTAGTAGTTCTTGTTCTTCCCGTTCGCCGATGCTGCAACAGTGTTGATGGCGGTCTTGATCGCTTCCGTCTGGTACAACTGCACCTGCGCATCGTAGAAGACATTCCTCACTCTAACCGTGAGGCGGTCGCCTGTTCTGGTGGTGAGGTAGTTGCCGTTTCGGTCGGTCAGATATCTTGTCACAGCAGGAGGCAGGAACTTGCACAGCACCGTTGCACCGTAGCCGCAGTCTGCCGCATTGACTGTCTTGGTCTTGCCTGTTCCCAGAGATGTTTCGCCCTCTTCTGTGACCAGAGTCCATTCGAAGCACGATGCATCGTACTGGTCAGTCACATCAGAGTTGTTGGCTACGACATTCACTTCCAGGTTCGCTGTAGTCCCATTCCATTCGTAGGAGATATTGAACACAGGAGCATTGCCGCCCTGCTTGGCAATGGTGTACACAACACTGTTGTCGGACATCGTGATCTTCGTCCACAGGTAGTTGTACTCCGATACCTCTACGGGTTCATCAGACCATGTGCCAGACGGAGGAGTGGTCGCGTCATCGCCCTCCTGGTACTCGACCTTGGTCACGGTGATGGAATCGCCAGTAGCGCCCGTGGCTCCCGTAGCACCCGTCTTACCAGTCGCTCCCGTTGCGCCCGTTTTTCCAGTAGCCCCCGTAGCCCCGGTACTTCCAGTAGCCCCAGTATCACCAGTAGCCCCTGTCGCTCCAGTTTTTCCCGTGGCTCCAGTACTGCCAGTTGCGCCAGTACTTCCGGTAGCCCCCGTTGCCCCAGTACCGCCTGTAGCACCTGTCTTGCCTTGCTTCGCCACACCATAGGCAATGGAGTTGTCGCTGAAGGTGGTCTTCGTCCAGAGGTAATTGCCCTCTGCTACAGTGACGGGGTTGTCGCTCCATGATCCAGTAGGCGCTGTCGTAGGAGATGTTCCTGCCTGGTACTTGATGGATGATACGGTGACGGAGGAACCTGTCTGTCCAGTTGCTCCCGTACCGCCCGTTGCTCCTGTTGCGCCCTGTTTCGAATAGGTGTATGTGACAGTGTCCTGTACTGAGGAATCGGTGTAGTCAGTGATCGTGCGAATCCAGAGATAGTTCCCAGCCGCAACGCTTGGAAGACTGTTCTGCCAACTCAATGTGGCAGGGTTGCTCACGATAGTTGTGGACTGTGCGTAGGAGATAGTCACGGAGTTGATGCCAACACCTGTCGCTCCGGTCTTGCCCGTAGCACCTGTCGCACCCGTACTGCCAGTTGCCCCTGTCCCTCCAGTGGCTCCCGTCTTACCTGTCGCACCAGTGGCTCCCGTTGCTCCATGAGTACCGATGATTCTCTTGTCGGTAGAGGCATGAGACCCATCAGTGTAGGTGATGTACTCAAAGTTCCAAAGGTACGGCTTGGAAGTGGAAGTCGTGGGGACTGCTGTGGAGAACTCAGAATCGGCAGGTGCAGTCGTGGAATTTGTTGCCACATAGTAATCCACAATGGAAGTAATACCTTTGCCGTCTCCTCCTGTCTCGCCATACGTGGCAGCGATGTGCCTGTCCGTTCTGGTCGTTGCGCCGCTTGTGTAGGTAATCAGTTCGTAGTTCCACACATACTTGTATGAAGAAGTGGGTGTGGTAACTCCTGCCGTGAAGGATGTCCATCCAGGGGCGGTGGTGGAATTGTTCCGTGCGTAGTACTCAGTGATGGACGCTACGCCGACACCAGTTGCCCCTGTCGCTCCGGTACTTCCGGTTGCCCCTGTTTCGCCCTGAGGGCCTGTATCTCCTGTCGCGCCTGTCTTTCCTGTAGCACCTGTGCTTCCTGTGGCTCCGGTCGCGCCTGTATCCCCGGTTGCTCCCGTATCTCCAGTGGCTCCGGTCTTTCCTGTGGCTCCAGTTTTGCCCGTTGCCCCGGTGGCTCCAGTGGCTCCTGTGGAACCCGTAGCACCTGTTGCTCCGGTAGCACCGATACCGCCCTTCACATATACCCATGAATAGATGGAAGGGTCAGATATATCGGGGGTCTCAGTGGCTCTGTTCGTGGCAGTCCCAAGGTAGGTCTTGCCTGTCGGATCTAACGAGATGCCAGCACCAGAAGCGGAATCAGCATAGGCTGTCCATGTGTACACAGGGAGAGTTTCGACCGCCGCAGCTATCTCCCTCTTCTGTTCAACAGTAAGAGTGGATGCACCATCACGGTTGGAGATAGCGGCAGTGTCCTTTGCGCCACAGATAAGAGTAGGGCCATTCCCTGTGTAGGTGATATTGGTCACCACAGTGTTGTGCGAGACACCGTTGGCATCGACATAGGTGATCTTGTCCAGAGGGTACACGAACGGTGCAGCAAGAACTTCACATTCGAACGGACGATACGTGGTGTTCTTGATGGCGTTGTAAATTGCAGTGAGTGCCGTGGAAGCATTGTCCTGCAGCAGGCCACAGTAGTCGTAGGTAAGGACATAAGTGTCCGTACCAACTAATGTGGCAGTGCCGTCCATCGCAATGTACTTCAGTCCCGTGACAGTGATGTCGGACTCGTACATATCGGATCCCATCATCCTCATTGCGGAGGTGATGCTGTATGAAGCAGTGGTGTACCACGAGAAGACTAACCTTCCGTTGTAGTCCATGTAGGCGCACGTACCCATCATGAATGCACACCACTGGATGAGGTTCCTGTATGTTAAAGTTCCTTCCGGTGCAGAGGTAATAGAGTAGGAGTAGTTGGGCTTACCGCTCAGAGAAGAGGCAAGCGTTACACCGCAGATGGTGCAGAGCCTGGACACCAAATTCCCAACGGTGATGGGGAAAGTAATCTGGCTCCAATCCACCACCTTGTCGAACTTCACCATTCTGTCCAAGGCAGAGATGGATATGACATTCCTTGTTCTGGGAGGAGTATCAACGATGAACCTTCCACAGGGAATGTACGTGCCGTTCACTCCTACCTCGACATATAACTCGCCGCCCTCAAAGATGACATCGTCATAGATGCCGTCATAGTTGGCGATCTTCAGTCTCAGTTCCGCAGCGACAGCAGTGCCGAGTTCCAGCTTACTTCCAGACACACAGTATCTGTCGATGGTCAGACCGCCCTGCACGATATCGCTCTCTGTCATGGAGAACGTTTCGCTCCCCGTGAAGGTGATTCTATAGGTCTGCCTCGCGCCCTGGTTCAGCAGGTTTTTGATCGCAGTAGATACGTTGTACATTATGTGCAAGTCCTCTCGATGATATTGAACTCCACGTTCTCCCACACTCCCATGCGGGTGTTGTATGCGGGCGCTGACCTATCGCCGACATAAAACGACTTGGTCTTGTACCCTCCTGTCAATCCGTCCAGATAGTTGACATCTATGTATTCATGGTTGAAGGCCGTGAGGATGGTGGACAACTCAGATGTCGTTACACCGTTCCAACCAAGTTCCAGCTTCACACACTGCCCTACCATCAGCTTGTGCATCGTCCCGTCATCAGTACGCCCTGCGTTGCTCTGGGATACATCCTGCAACTTGTAGACATACTTAGAGGGACACTTGACCGTACTACCCCCAACTGACTGTAAAGGATTGTATTCGTTAGCCATGTGTCCCTCCTTGTTACGTTCCTACCGGAATGATGGTCTTGCCATCCCTCTGGTTCTTGCGGTTGAATGCACTTGTCAGCGATGTGGTGGTAATCTCCACCGAGTTGTCCTTGTCCAGGATCGCTCTCAACAGGTCGTTCTGTTCTCTCAGCAGTGCAAGCTGCTGTGCGTCATTCGCTTCATCGCCACTGTTATCTGGAATCATCTCCCAGACCCTGTTGGCAAGCGTGTCCATCCACTCAGTGTGGGTCTCAAGCGGAAGCACTGCCTCTCTTCCTGCCTCGCCTCCTCCGAGAAGGGTGTTGCCCTTCATACCGAAGAGTTGTGCACCGTCCAGGATACCGCCCTTGGCGTTCCATTTGAGTCCGAATCCGCTGGGGTATTTGTATGTCTTGCCGAAGACAGTCACGCTAGACCATGTGACCGTGACCTTGGGGGTCTTGATGCTCAGTGTTGTGGACAGGTTGCCTGCTTTGCCTTTCCACCAGTTCTTCACATTGTTCCACCATGTGCTGGCATCGTTCTTGACGCTCGTAGAAAAGCTTGCAACGGAACCGACCTTGCCGTTCCACCAAGTCTTGACATTGCTCCACCAAGTCCCAGCGTCATTCGCCACATGAGTAGTGAAGTTAGCAACAGAGCCTACCTTACCTGCCCACCACGACTTCACGTTGCTCCACCATGTTCCTGCGGAGTTTGTCACGTTGGTGGTGAACTCCTTCACCTTGCCGCACTTCTCTCCCCACCACGAAATCACGTTGGCCCACCATGTAGTGGAGTCGTTCCTTACTGAGGTGAAGAAATCAGACACTTTCCCGACTCTTCCATCCCACCATCTCTTGGTGTTCTCCCACCATGTGGCAGAATTGTTGGTCACCCCAGTTTTGAAAGTGGTAAGTTCTCCCTCGCCGAGCCAGTCGGTGATGTCGTTCTTCCATGTTTCGGAATCATTTGCGATGCCAATGTGGAGCAGTGGTTTCAGCTTTCTGAGTGCTCTGATGACACTGCCGCCTGTGGGGTCTTCTCCCTTATAGTTGCTCCTGGGCTTTATGAGCCATCCAAACAGTCCGCTTGCCTCGTTCTTCTCGTCCTGTGTGAGCCTCAATTCCGGGGCATATTCGTCTATCCACTTATTGATCGACTCCCCGACAGGCTTGAAGAGCGACTTGAAGAGTCCCGTAATCATCCCCGCTATCAGTTGCGCAGCCGCTCTCAATGCTTTCTCAAGGAATTCCACCATAGCGGACGCAAGATCTTGCGGATCAAGCCCGACAAAGTAATCCACAAGCTTTGTGGAAATAGTCTCACCAACGGATACCCAGTCATAGGAGTCAAACCATTTGACCCACTCACCGTAAACGCCCTTCACATAGTCATGCACACCATCCCCGACACTTTTTGCATCGAGGTTTGTGATGAAACCGATGGCAAGGTC